CCGATTGAGAGAGTGCAAACGTCAGAGTGTTGTTGCAAACCACGCGAATCGGTGTGAATCGAACAGTAATGGCACGGCCGTAGCGGTGTGGATTAGAGAACAGCAGATAGCCATCTACCTTATCACCCTGCATTACTTCAAAGCCTTCATTGAGTTTTGCAAGAACCCAGACGTTACGGCCATTATCGAGAGATCCGGCTGTATGCATCTCCATCTTACCAGCTTCAACGAATTCCTTGAAAAATTCGAATGCTTCAGCATTCTGAACAGGATTCCAATCATTCGAAATCACATCCAGAATTCGATTATCGGATGAACGCATAAGAGCGAACTTACCGGTATCGAGATATTCATCATCTGCAACACGAGCAAAGGTAGGAACCTTTGTAACTTCCCAATCACACTTCGCAGCTTTCATCATCTCATCAGTTGAGAGATTGTTGTTGACTGCAAAACCAAGACCGTGCCACGGAACTTCACCAGCATAAGCCATCGTCTCTACGAGGTGCGCCATATCGAATCTCCTTCATATCATTGTTTCGATGATTCCAATATAGCTGCTTTTGCGAAGAGAGCAACTGCTTTTTTCAAGAATTTTTCAAAAGTTGCTCGTATAGAATATCAGGAATTTGATAAGTTACTGTATACGACATTTTTGAATGATCATACATCACTTTGTAAGATGGTATAGTGACGGTCAGATCGTCACTATACTGGACGGTCAGATCGAGCTTCTTGTTAAAATTAAGAGCATTGACAATTCGGGTCATCAATCTCTCTCCACTCAATAAAGTTTTCAATCAATGAATCGTAGAACATATATCCATCATACCAATTTTGACCTGTCCACGTTACAGCCAAAACAGGAGCAGTGGTGTAGCTCTTCAACTTTTGCTTTCTCGAAGGTTTTACAAGATACCACTTATTCTCATGAGGTACGATTGTATCAATTGGATTCCAACTCATTTACGATTTCCTAGAGTATACTTTGCTTCAAACGTCCACTCATTCTTCTCTTTATAAGGGACAATCTTAATATTCTTCAGTGTTGCAATAGGATCTGAATCTTCAATCTTATCAAGAATCTTGATCAGTCCCCACTCCTCAAGAAGCATTGCAATCTTGTTTCTACGTGCAATGTCTCCCTCTGTAATATCTGCTGGCCTACCATCGAATGCAAACATCTCTTTAAAATGCATGATTGCATAATTGCCTTGCTTATGAAAGATATGACAAGACTGGTAGAGCGTCTTTCCAGACTTAGCAGCAAATCCAATTCGAGAGATAGTCTCGACAACTAAATTGAAATCTTTAGGGTTTTTGAGTTCAACTCGTAGGCCATAACCTTTAAAGATATCATCACTCATATTAACTTTCCTTTATTTTTAATTCTTCTTTGAGTTTTTCAAAATCTTCGTCAGAGTAAAATTCTACGTACATGTAGGCTTTAGTCATCGGAATTTGGTAATAAGCACTCAGGATACTAGCCTTCTCGTGCTTCACAGGTTTTGCCCATTTGGCAAATCTCTTACCAGGTCGAATCATTCCAATCAAAAAATCGTACTGCATATCAGCATCAATATCAGGATATTGATTGATTTCTGCAGCTATTAGAATCGTATCGAGATGGTAAGAGAAAGCTCTATTCGTTAAAAATTTGTTATAGTCATCTTCAACAGGTATTTTTATGCCCTTGTTGATAGAATTAACATAACGAAAAACATTACTCGTCATCAGCTTCTAATTCAGCCAGTCGTTTGTTATATTGATATCGCTCATCTACACTATCACCGCATTTACTGCATAAGAATTTAATACGTTCATAAGGCACTCCGCGATTCACACCACGAAGTACTATTTCATACACTTTTGAATTTTTTACCTTGATTTTTCTGCAGCAATAACAGCGGAACAGCATTATTTAAAACAGTCAGTCATTATCTCAGTCATACATGCAACAATATTTATTTCAGAATCAGCTACGAAAGCTTGTTGAAACTGATATTTTGCAATGAGAATAACTAAGAGTGGTTCTAGAGTTGGATTGATGATCGTCTTCGCGTTATCGTAGAGATAACGATAGATAGTTGGTGCGTCAATATCAGAATTCTCACCTACCCAACGTCTCATACCAGAGAAGTCTTGAGCTTTCAGAATATCTACAAGAGCATCAAATCTTGCAGTATACTCATCGGTTTCAAATCCTTCTGCAAACGATCCGTTGAGAGAAAATCTCTGTGCTTTGATAAACAGCTTACGAAGATCGTTTGATTTGCTAAGATGATCTACAATGAATTTCTGAACATGCTTCGGATCATATTCAACATTCTCGAGTTTAAAGATCTCTATTAGCTTAGAATACACAGCCTTTGCAAGATCTTTTTTCTCATCACCTTTAAATAAAAACTGCACCTCACTAAGACGTGAATCCTGTATAGCATCCATGATCTTGTCTTTATAGTTACAAGTGAAGATGTAACCGCAGTTCTTAGAATACTGTTCAATAAATCCTCTGAGCCCTGCTTGCATCTTCTGAGAAAGGAAATCTGCTTCATCTACGATGACATACTTCTTCTTTCCATTGAAAGAAATCGTAGAAGCAAACTGCTGGATATCGTTTCTGAGTGTGTCTACGTTACCATCAAGTGATCCATTGATCACAATATATTCGACACCTAGTTCTTCTAGGATAGCACGTGCTGTAGCAGTCTTTCCAATCCCAGGAGGACCGCTAAACAGCATATTAGGGAGAATATCTTTCTCCAGCAGAATTCTTAGATCCTTCTTCGTACGATATGGAAGAAAGCACTCATCAAGCTTTTTTGGGCGATAAAGTTCAACCCAAAGTTTTTCTTCTAACTTCATTAATTAACCTTAGATTTTTCGCTAACAGCAACCCAATAAGTGAGTTCGTTACCCACTTCTAAACTATTGAATTCTACTATGCCTTGGAAACAGATGTCTATCTTATATGATTTTGCTGGCATTTGCAAGTTAGCAACATTGACAATCATAGTAAAATTTTTGTCAGTCTCACCTAGAACGATCTCGAAGCTATCATTGCCAGAGTTATTAGAATTGTGAGTAGTAAGTTTAATATTCTTACCATCTCCCACAAATGCAATCTCAGGAGCTGTAAATGAAGAAGCTGCTTTCTCGATTGCTTTAAAATCTTGTTGTGAGATTTCGCAGCTTACATCTACAGATGGCAGTTTCACAGCGATATCATAATCCATGTGAACTACCATAGTAGGTGCAGCATACTTGATCTTAGCAGATCGTTTGCTATCATCAGTTAAAACAACATGAGTGTCTGTAAATTCTAATTCTGGATTATCCAATAAATTGAACACAGACAAAAATGTTGTTAAGTCATAGATTGCAAAATCTCTTGGAAACTCTTCTTCTATAACAGCTTTTGCAATAGGCATCATTTGGCGTTCATGGCGAGTTTTAATAACATTACCCGCCTTGAACACTAAGCCTTTATTGATCTGTCTAAAATTAGTTAAGATATCTAATGTATTTTTCGATAGTTTCACTGCTTTTTCTTTATCTTTGTTGGATCTACTGTTACATTCTCACCAATAGCAGCAAGCGCACGCACAGATCCGTTCCACGTATAGAATCCACTATGGCTTAATTCCATCCAAGGTGCAATCCATACTTTCATTCCAGCTTCTCTAACTTTCTTACAGAAATAGTAATCTTCAGAAAGATAGCGATTAGTATCAGGGTCGATTACACAGTCAAAGAATGCATGGATCTGTCTTGAACCATCAAAATTCTTAGTACGAATATGATCTGGTTTATAAGCCTTCTCTGGAAATACTTCCTTGAACTTTTCAAAGGTTTCCCTTCTAATCATCATAAAACCAGTACCAGCCTCAGAAACCTCTGAAGGTTCATTCAGCTTAATAACATTTTTATTAGCAACTGCATTAAAGACATAATCACCAGTAAAATGCTGCAGAATTGTAGGATCGTTGTCCGCAAACCCTCTTTCAACAGCTGTGACAATCTTTTCCCATGCAATTACCTTCTTTGGGTAAGGAGCACAGATCACATCATATTCTGGATTTTTATTCTGGAGATCAGCTAAAATCAAGACATCTTCTGGAGAAAATTCAATATCACTATCAATGAAGATCATCT